TTACGATTCCTTGCGTATTTCCATCGCATATCTTCTTGCTGTTGACGGGTCCATTTCTAAGATTCGTGCCATTTCAGCATAACTAACATTTACTTTTAACATATCTCTTATTTCGTTCATTCGTTGTTCCCTTATTTCTGGATCACCTTTCTTATCTTTCAAACCTTCTGGTCGTCCGTATCGTTCTAGATCTCTTTTAACTGTAAGTGCATTATAACCACTCAAGCGAGTAAGTTGCTTTTGTGTGCAATTTGGATTAGCAGCTATGATTTGTTTATATTCTTCGTAGCGTCTCACCGATGCAGCAGCGACTTTATCATGCAGCAATTGACGACTATCTTCCAACTGCACTGTAACATCAAGTTGTGCATCGTTTACGAGTGCGTGAAACGTCATTTCTTCTTTTGTAAAGTTGTAAGTTGCTTGTGGGAATAAGTCACCAAGAACGACTTGTAAATCACTCTCATGCAAACTATCTAAGTCATCCACAACAGAAAAATAACTTAAAATGACATCATATGTTATTTTGTTTTGCGTAACAGCTACAAACTGACGTTTTAATTGTTCGAGTTCATCTTTTAACACTTGTATATCCATTTCTATTTTTTGCTTACGTTTTTTTAGTTGCTGTTTATTAAATTCCCCATCTAAGTACAAATCAATCAAGTTATCGAGTTTTGTTTGTGCTTTGTTATAACTTTTTTGAGTTGCTTCAATTCGTTTTTCAAGTGTACTCGTATCTGTATCATCACCTTTAAATTTTAGAAACTTTTGCGCTGTTTCTTCACTTGATAAAATTTCTTTAATCTTATCCAAAAGAGGGCGATACACACGCTTTGTATTGATGTAATCGTGATTGTAACAATCGCTTGTTGATTGCTTGAAACTTGAATGCTGGAAGTAATAATTATATTTATTGCGATGCTTGGTGCTGCCAGTCTGTATGCCGAGTGTATATCCACAATGTGCACATTTAATTTGTATATCTCGTAAAAAATGTGGGTGAGCCGTTTCTCGTTTTTTATGACGTTTCGTCATTTCATTTTGTATTCTTAAATAGGTTTCTTTCGTGCGCAGCGGCGGAAAAAAATCTTCTACAACAATCGGATCATAGTTTTTAAAGTTACGTACCAGTTCTCCATGATATGCAGGATTTTTAAGTACATTCATAACCGTTACGCCACTCCATCTTTTTCCGCGCGGCGTTGAAGTTATTTCATTTAACTTGTTAGCTATCATTTTAAAACCAAGACGTTCTTCTAAATACATTTCATCGATTTGCGTTAAAATCCAACTGTATTCTTCATCTATATAAACTTGTTTTTTTAATTTATCGTATAAATAAAACGTTGGTAACTTCCCGTAAAAATTCCCTTCACGCACGTACTGACGCAATCCACGCATCATGCGTCGTACAACTGTACGTTTTTCTTTCTTCGCGATTAAATTCTTAATGTCCGAAATGAATTCATCGTTTTCATTTGTTAAATCTGTCAATACACCTGGTTCGGCGATTTTAACTCCGTTTTCACGCAACGTTTGCTTTAGCAATTCCCATTCGATTGTATCTAATCGTGAAAGTCTGTCTTGATCCATACATAAAACGACATCTACTAATCCATCTTCGATGCACTCCATCAATGCATTTAAGCCGACTTTATCAAACTTACCACCACTATCGACATCTTTAAAAATATCGATAATCTTCCAGCCTTTTTCATTTGCGTATTTTTCCAACTCCAATTTTTGAGATGATAAACTAAACTTATCTTCTTGGAGTCGAGTTGATACGCGAATATAAATTGCCACTTTCATTTATAAAAACTCCTTTCACTTTTATTTAAGCGATTATAAAAATGATTTAATCTATTTTGCGCAAACTTTTCTGTGACCATGAAAATACTCGCAACATATCTCGTGTTATTTAGAATGAACTCTGGCAATTGCTCTAATAAATGTGTAGGCATTGTGAAGTACATAGCAAATAAATCCGCTTGATATTCACGATAATCTATATACATTTTATTCATAGTTTGAACACCATCATCGTATAGTATGTGTGACAGTTCGTGAGCAATATGTTCCCATTGTTTCGTCAATGTAGCGTGTTTATTCAGAAAGATAATTTTACCTGCACGAAAAGTATGAGTGGATTCGATTACTTTTAAATCAAATTTTTTTATGACAGTTAGCATATTCAAAGTTTCAAAACTATGCAAGTCATTCGCGAAAAGTATCTTGTTTACTCTATCTTCTAAGTGTGTTGTTACATACATAATATCCCTCCAGTGTAATAAAAAGAGAACTCTTGTTCGGTTTAATGTTAAAACAAAAAGCACTGAAAAGAAAGTGCTTTTTGTTTTTAGACTGCAGTAGATAATTTATTTCTAATAGTTAGAGTTTCTCTATACTCTTCAGCAACAGCAGTTTTTTTGAATTCGACAGTTTTATCAAAATTATTTGATACAACATTTTCAATTTCATCTAATGAAACATTAAAAAACTCTTTTCGGCTATTAACCATGTTAACTTTTTTATGATCAAATTCTTTATGGAGTATTGATTCAAGAGCAGGTGCATCTTCACTAAAAATAAAAGCGTGTACATCGAATTTGAACGGTACTGACGCATCACCTAATTCGTTAACTCTATCCATAGGTTCTAATCTTCTTGTCATACCGATTTTATAAATATTCTCACCGAATGAGCCTATATTTGAAATTATATAAACATATCCAGCGCGTGTATTTTGTTCACGATAATGTATCAAATCTTTTTGCCTAATCGTTTCAACAAGCTGTAGTTCCAGTTCTTTGATTTTTTCTTCTAATGCAGTAGTATCTTTACTTTGAGATTGAAGTAGTTGTTTTTTCAGTTTTTCAAGAGCATTATTGAAGTGAGTTTCTTCTTTTGTAACTTTTTCAATTTCTTTTTCAATTTCTTTTCTCGCTTTTTCTTCCTCTCTCATTTGCTCACGTATTTGTCTTTGCTCTTCTTTTTCATCCTTTACTTTTATAGCATATTCCAAAGCAAGATCTAATTCAGCTTGTTTTAATTCAAGATACAAACCTTCAATTGAAACCATATTTTTTTCATTAAGTTTATTGATTTGTTCAAATGACTTATTTATTTTTTTTCTAGAATTTTCATAGTTAGATACAGTTACTTTATTGATAGTTACATCACATTCATTGTTAAATGACCTAATCGCCATTTTTATAGTGTTAGCATTCATTTTCTTACCTTCAGCAGAACTGCCGTTGACAGTCCAACCCGAATAATAAGAAACAGCAGTTTTATCTTTTACGGCAATTTTTTGGTCATTTCTAATATCTTTCAAACGTTCTTTATAGGCTGATGAATTTTCAAGGTCATATTTAGTTTCATAAAAACCAAATGATTGTAAAAGAACTTCTTCATCTAATTGAATAATTTCATCATTTAGATTAGCTATTTTTTTTACAAGATCGCTTTTTTCATTTTCTTTTTCATTTAATTCGTTTTGCAGATTAAGAAGTGTATTATCTAAATTAGCTGTAATTTTAGCTTCTTCTTTTTTAGCATTTTCGATAATAGTGTTAGCTGAAAGTTTTGCATCGGAAATAATTTGTTCTTTTTCCACGTCTATTTCCTGTCTTAACATGTCTATGAAATTTTCTTTTTCAGATTCAAAAAATTGACTTCTGTTTTCAATTTTAGAATTTAAATCAAAAAGGTGACTTTCTAATTTTTCTTTCTCACTTAACTGATAGTAAAACAATGTTATTTTTTTCTCTCTGAACCTAGCAGCTATAGAAATGATTAACGCTGGTAAACAAATTCCTATAGTTAATAAACTCAAAAACGATAATAAAATAATCATCCATATTTGGGTGTACCAGGGATACTTTCTTTTTTGGTCGTTATTCAACGTAGTTCCTCCTGTTAAAAATTATTTTGTGGATATTAATCTCTTTAAATAGGAGATTAATATCTATTGTCGAAAAATGTCGTAAGCAATATTACCTACATAGATTCCAAAAAATAAGAGACAATTAATTGTCTCTATTTTTTCGTTCTTGCTGAGCTTTAATGATTTCGTAATAAACTTCGAAATCTTCAAGCATTGAGCGTAAATCATCTGGTTTGTCTTTGAAGTTAACAATCGGTGACTTGTCGAAAAACTCTAATACTTCTTTTTGGTAATCTGTGAGTTCAACATTGTTCTCGGCAGATGCTTGTTTTTTATCTGTTTTTCCTAGTAAATAATCGGTTGAAACATCAAAGAAGTCAGCTATCTGTTTAAGCGTTTCAAAATCAGGCTCACGTGTACCTTGTTCATAATTAGAGATTTTTCCACGAGAGAACCCTAGTTTTTCAGCTAAGTCATATTGACTTAAATTACGTTGCTTTCTTAAATCAGCAATTTTTTTACCAAACATCAAAATCACCTCTTGTTTAATAGTATATAGGTAGAAACTCTGTGTTTCTACTTTTTCTTCTAGTTAGAAACAAAAAGTTTCTTAAAAACGTTGACAGACACAAAATGTTTCTGTTATAGTTCATTCAAGGAAACAAATTGTTTCTTTTAAAGGAGGTGGGAAAATGAGTAATAAACGTGAAAATTTAATAATTTTACGAGGTGAGAAATCAAGACGAGAAATAGCGGCTATATTAGAAATCACACCACAAATGTTAGGCGCAATAGAAAGAGGTAGTAGAACACCATCGCTTAATTTAGCTAAAAAAATCGCGGATTTATATAACAAGCCTATTGATGATATTTTTTTTAATCTAAAAGGAAACGAAATGTGTCTACTTTGATTACCAATAAGTAAATTCCCTAAAATACAAAACAATAAACGAAAGAAGGAATACGTATGAATCAAATTTCATTAGTAAACGAACAAAGCATGAACAATTTAATGACCAGCTTAGATATTGCTGAATTAACTGGCAAAAGACACGCAGACGTGATGCGTGATGTAAGACACGAGATTGAAGAATTAGGTGTTGAAATAGGTGAACGCATTTTTGCTCACACCTCATACAAGGATAAAAGCAATCGCGATTCACCTTGTTACAAATTCGGTAAAGAAGGCGCAATGCAATTAGCACTTAAATACGATGCAAAAACGCGTTACAAAGTTATCAAACGCATTGAAATGCTAGAACAGCAACAAAATACACATTCATACATGATTGAAGATCCTGTTGAACGAGCAAAACGATGGATCATCGAACAGCAAGAGAAACAGTTGCTAATTGCTGAAAACAGCGTGAAGGACCAATTGATTGGTGAATTAAAGCCGAAAGCTGACTATACAGACAAGATTCTTCAAAGCACTGGTTTAATGACTATCACACAAATTGCCAAAGATTACGGCATGTCAGCACAAAAGATGAACGCGATTCTACATGAATTGAAAGTGCAGTATTCGCAAAATAGACAGTGGTTACTCTACAGCAAGTATCACGCAGAAGGTTACACGCACAGCGAAACGATTCCAATCACGCATTCAGATGGTACGCCAGGCACTAAACTCAACACGAAGTGGACGCAAAAGGGGCGTTTATTCTTGTATCAACTTCTTAAAAAGAACGGCATTTTACCGACAATCGAAAAACGAAACGAGGTGTAACACATGAATTTTCATCACATCAAGAAATTAGCAGAGTATAACGGTCAGTTACCGAAGTTGATTTCAGAAATTTCAAAAAAAGATGCACAGAAAGCTTTCGCTTTATTGGAAGATTGGGCGAATCATAAACGTCCACTCAAAGAAATTTATGACGAAGCACGAGGTGAACTAGCATGACAGTAAAAGACATGTACGACTTACAACGTCATACAGCGATGATTGATTTGCTATCTGTTGAAATCAACGTAGCGATGCAGCGCAAAGAGTATTTAAAAGTCGAGGATCTACTCAACATGCAGTTGCAAGCAATCAGAGAAATCAAACGCATACGCAATCGACAGCAGTACGCGATTACCATGCACGACATGGCTCGACGGTTGAGTGAAAAAGGTATTGCAGCAGAGGTGGTGAGGAAACTTGAATGAATGGTTTTTAGCAGCACTAGTCATTGTGTATGTAGCAACAGTATTAAAAATAGATGCAGATATGGAGGAATGAAAATGAAGAAACTAGAACGTCACGAATTAATGTTAGCAATAATTGCCGAGCGTGAAGGTCATGGCATGGCACAAGCGCACGAAACAGAAAAGACGATGATTGAGTTAGAAAACTACTTCGAACAGCACTACAAAGTTTTCGAAGCAGACGCACCAACGCACGAAATCATTGAAATCGCACTCGATATGATGGGCGAATCAGCTTTCATCGAAATGTTAGAGCGCAACGACTTCTCGGACATCTTTGAAATGCTGGCAATCGAGGGTTATGTCACACAAGTCATGGGCGTGTGGGTGGTATCGATTGAACACGCATGGCTCAAACACCAAGAAATTGCATAAAAAAATGCCCATTGCAAGTGGGCAAAAGAAAAAATAAAAGTTTCGTACAGTATATCAAATAATCGGGGGTTAGACAAATGACAACATATCAATGTAACACTGTGACAACAGCGCACGAATGCGAATACTGTCACGCAGAAGTCGCAGAAGGCTTCGTGTATCGAGAAGAAAGCTATTTCTGTGACTTAGATTGCTTCACAGAAAAAATGCTGTCAACGGGCGTATTAGAAGAAATCGAAGGAGGAAATGGCAATGACAATGACTAATGTAAATGAAGCAACGAATTATGTTGTGTACGATATCGAGCAAGTGAGCGCGATCATGCGCGAAGTGAAAGAAATCGAAGAACAAGTGAAAGAAGTAGAAAAAATGCGCGATGAAGCAATTGCACACGCAAACGCTTTTTACCAAAAACAAATGGAAAAACTAACAAAAGAACGTGAGTGGAGAGAGTCGCAAGTGATTGACTACCATCAGCGTTTATTAGCCGAAAATCCGTCACGTAAAACGATTGAAACACCATTCGGGAAGATTAAGTCCACCACGCGCAAAGCGACGTTTAAAAAGCCAGATAACGACGTTTTACTAGCTGTCTTGGAAACGAACGGGTACGACGACTTAATCAAAGAAAAAGTGACACGCACACCAGATTGGGCGAATTTTAAAAAGTCGCTAAAAATCATGGACGAACGTGTAGTAGATGAAAATGGGTTGATTATCGAAGATGTCGAAATTGAGCCTGCGGCAGTCACTTTTAAAGTTGAGGTGGAGTAAATGAAGAAATCAGAATCAATTGGCGAATTAGCAAAAGCATTAGCGAAATTCCAAGCGAGTGTGAAGCAACCGTTAAAAGATGCGAATAACCCATTTTTCAAAAGTAAATATGTACCACTTGAAAATGTCGTTGAATCAATCACAGAAAGCGCTGGGGCACTTGGTCTTAGCTTCATTCAATACCCAGTAAATGCAGACAATCGCGTTGGCGTTATCACTATTTTAATGCATGAGTCAGGCGAATGGATTGAAACGGAACCGATTTACGCAACGCCAGCAAAACAAGATCCGCAAGCTACTGGTTCGGCTATCACGTATCTAAAACGATATAGCTTATCAGCAGTGTTCGGTATCACGTCTGACGAGGACGACGATGGCAATAGCAATGCACAACAAAGCAATCAAAATAATTATCGTCAACAACAGCCACGACAACAAGCAAATAGCAATAACATTTCAGACGCGCAAATTAAAGCGATGAAGGCTAAGTTAAACAACTTAAATAAGCATACAGGTATCGAAATGCAAACGATTTATGTTGATACGTTGAAACAATGTAATATCCCAGAGCAAATCGCTACAAAAGATTTAAGCAAAGCGCAAGCGATTAAAGTCATCACAGCACTAGCGGAACGCGAAGCAGAGTTTGTTTAAAAAAATAGGGGATGAACTTTCGTCCCCTTCTTAAAAAGAGGTGAATCAAATGCAAATTCATACACATCATCTTGAATTTTTACAAGAAGCGCAAGAGGTGTTTCGTGAAAACTTGAAACAAGTGACATACATCAATGACGATGGTGATTTAATCGCATTATGTTATCGCTATGCAGATGAAACGGTGCCATCAATAAAAATATTAGAACTTGGCCCCGAAGTCGCGTTCTTCGCAAATATCCTAGATACACAAATAAAAATCGACTAACAGCGAGGGGGTTATGAGATTGGAACAAAATGAATTGCGTTTTAAAAAGAGAAAGAGAAAATTTACGCAAGTTGATAACGAAATTGTTAATAATGCCGAACTATCGTGGCAAGCAAAAGGTTTGATGTTGTATTTAATCAGTAAGCCTGAAGGTTGGCAATTTTACGAAACAGACATCGAAAAAAGAGCTTCCAACGGTAAGAGCAGCGTGAGAAATATCATTAAAGAATTATTAGATGCGGGATATCTAGAACGTGGCGAAAGAATGCGTGATGACAAAGGTTATTTACGAGGTTATGTATATAGCATTGTGGAGTATCAATTAGATGATTATGACGGAAAGTCCTACATCCGTTTTTCCAAAGTAGGAAAATCCAAAATAGGAAATTCCAAAGTAGGATTATCCAAGGTAGGAAAATCGGACACTAGTAATACTAAAAGTTCTAGTAATACTAAAAGTTCTAGTAATACTGAAAAAGACAACAAGACTAATGGAAAAAATAAGTCGTCGTCATCTGAAATCTTCAATTTTTATGAATCTGAATTTGGACCACTATCCAATTTTATCGCAGAAGAAATCGGCTACATGATTGAAGATACAAACGAAGAACTTGTACTCGAAGCACTCAAGCTATCTGTACGAGCAAATAAACGCACAATCAAATATGCAGCAGCTATTACTCGTAATTGGCGTAACGAAAATATTAAGTCAATCGATGACTTACGAGCAGCGGAAAAAGCGAAAGGACGTGGACGTGATGACAAAAACGATGGAAGAAGTGTTCGAAGCGTTGAAGAAGAAGATTACTATAGTCGACTCGCAAACTTCTCAAGTGACGACTTATGACTGTGAAAAGTGCAAGGATCAGTTCGGATGGATTGAAAAGCGTGAAGCAGATGTATTTGGCAACGGTCAATTAGTACGCGAAGAAGAAGTTTGGGTAACATGCACATGCGTTGAACAACGACGAATTGAACGACTAGCAAAGCAGTCGCAGATCACCGAGAAATTTTCAGAAAAGAAATTTAGCAACTTTAGTTCCGATGTGAGCGATGAAGTAAAATCACTCGCACGATTAGCAAAGAAATACTTCGATGATTTTAACGACATCCGACACAATCAGCAAAACAGCATCGCGTTACTTGGACAGCCTGGTATTGGTAAGACACATCTTTTAATGGCTGTTAGTAACTTGCTACTTGCGAAAGGTAAACAAGTGATGTACTTCCCGTATGTTTCGACTTTAAAAGCAATGCAAGCGAACAACTTTGAGAACGATGCACGCATTACAGAGAGCGCTTGTAAAGCAGAAATTCTATTTATTGATGATTTATATAAGCCGGTTGACAGAAAGCCACAGGCGAGCGAATGGCAGTGCTCAAAGATGTACGACATTATCAATCATCGTTACTTAAACAACTTACCGATTTTGCTAAGTAGCGAATTAAATTTCGGTGAAATGTTAGCGGTAGATGAAGCGATTGCTTCACGACTTTTTGAAATGTCTAAGCAGTACACGAAGTCGATTAATAAAAACGCAAAATTGAATTATCGAATGAAAGAATTGTTCGGGGGTGCGCAATAGTGAGATGGGAATTTGAATCATTTGAAATTGAAGCCATTAATAAAAATAAGACTTTGGCATTCATGAATATTCGAATAAACGGAATCGAACATTGTCTATTTGTTGTTAAAGAGAAAAAAGGTATTCGTATTGATAGATTCTTTTCAAAAAATACAGAATTAAAAGCTAGTCATTATGAAATGCTTTTTATGCTTTGGTGGTTAGATGAAGTTTTCAAATACAAGTCTTTGCCAGTTATTCATAATTCAGAAGAATTAAGATACTACTTTACGGGTTTTGTAACTGCAGAAGGTTTGGAAGAGTTCTTTGAATTTAGAGAAGTCCCTAGTAATCAAACAAGTGGTTTATCAATTACTGATAGTAAAGGTAGTACGAAACATCTTTCTGGAATGAAGAACTTGCAATTGACAACAAACATTTTCGAAATCGTGCCAAAAGAAATCGAAGAACTGGTAAAAGAAATCGAACTACAAACAGCGATCAACATTGCGTTGGATAACAACGACAAAGAAACGTTCATGCTACTAACTAATCAGGAGGTAACGACATGAAACCAATCTACATCAGCAATGACATCAAAGAATCATTCACAGAACTTCGCATCACGAACTTAGACACCGGCAGGCAACACAAGCACATCTGTTACGACTATGACGAGTTAGTTTATCGTCGCAGTCAGTACACAGATAAAAGCAAGTGGCACGTCGAGGAAAGGGGTTATGCACCATGCAGCGCAACAAAAATGGCATTGTAGTGGATATTCGCAGTAGTAAGTTGTCGAGTGCGACAGTGTTGTCGCAGGACTATGAAATGCTCGAACTTGATTTTGTCGAATTACAAAAGTTTGGATTGCATATCATCGCGCCTGCGGACGATCCGGAAGTTCCAGAATACATGGCAGATGGCTACACAGAGATTTCACGTTTCAAAGCCAATGTGGCAGTACCAAAGCGGAAGGAGGTGCAAGTATGTCAATCAAACAAAAAATTGCGCAAGACCAAATCTTGTCAGCGATTCAAGCGAAATTCGAAGCGCAGACGCTCAAAGGTGTAGAAAAATACGGTCAAACGGTTGCAGACAACGATTTAACAGCAATCGAATGGATTGACCATGCGATTGATCACATCGTATATCTAGAGTGCTTGAAAGCGAGGTTACTACAACATGAGTCTTAAAAAGCGTTACATCGTGTTTCAGGATTACAACTTAGATTTTACTTATCAGCAAGTGGCGCAGTTTAAAAAGTTATGGAAACAAGGCTATTCAACAAGTTCTATCGCTAAAAAGCTATATTGCAAAATCGTAGAAAGTGACTTGTTAGCGATGGATTTATTGCTGCATGGCAAAATTAAAAATCGTCCAGGTGGTCTTGCCGGTACGAAAGAAATTGAAGATAACAAAATACGGATTGAGGTGTAGAACATGTATGGGCGTAAAAAGATTGATCGTAAAGTACTTACAAGTCACAACGAAGTGTATGTTAAACAAAAATTACAATCTGCATTAGAACGCGGCTGGGAGCAGATTAGCGATATTCAATACAAAAACGGGATTTACGGTGTGTGCTTACAATTCGATATCGCTAAGAATTCAAGAAAAAATCAGATAAAGAAAGAGGTAAGAGCATGACAGATAAACAACGATTAGCAGTGCTGGTGCAATTAGCAAACAGCGTGCATGAATATAGTCATATCATTAAACCAGAACAGTACAAAGAAATGGAAAGCTTCCAGCAAGTTGTTTTCAACGCTTTACATTCATTTTTCGAATGTGATTTAGAAGAAAATTCGGAAATGATTGAAGATGAAATGGAAGTTGCAGCAGTTGAATATATGTTTGAAGAAATGAAGTATTTCACAGAGAAATACGGAAAAGAGGAGAATTAATTTGAATAATGTATCACTTATCGGAAGATTAACAAAAGATCCAGAGCTTCGTTATACGCCATCTGGTGTAGCAGTTGCACGTTTTACACTTGCTGTAAACCGTACATTCTCGAACCAACAAGGCGAAAGACAAGCAGACTTCATTAATATCGTAACATGGCGCAAGACAGCCGAAAACACAGCTAATTTCCTTCGTAAAGGTTCTTTAGCAGGCATTGTTGGGCACATTCAAACAGGGAGCTATGACGGTCAAGACGGAAAGAGAGTATTTACCGTTGAGGTTGTCGCAGAGAATGTACAGTTTTTAGAGCCAAAGAGTACGCAGAGCGCACCGAATGGCAATGGCAATACAAATGGGTATCAGCAACAGCAAAACGCACCACAGAGCAATTATGGTGGTCAAGAAGCCTTTAATCAGAGCGTGAAGATTGACGAAGATGATTTGCCGTTTTAAGACGGATAAGAAACATAATGTGAATCAAAAAGGAGGAAAATTAATGGGAACATATTTTGAAACGAAACACGATACTTTTAATCTTAAATTCAAGGAACATGAGGTATTCGATGGGAAGATGGTAATAGTCGATGAATCAGATGATCCATATCTTTGGATTGACAAAGAATCTGGAAAAGTCAGTTTCGGTGGAAAATACTTCTTACAATACAAAGAACAACGATTATTAGAAACGTTATTAGAATTTGTTTATACGACACATAAATTAATTGATAACGTTGATATTGACGAAGTGAAAGCCGATTTCGTAAAAAACCTTATTAAATTTGAAGAAATTAATAATGACTTTGCATTAAAGTAACTTGCACATCACGACCAAAAAGCGTAATAAAAGGGGGGAGTCAAATGTCTAAAATGAGAAAGGTTTATGCGCTATATAAAGGTGAGAATCTTATTGCAGATGGAACAATTCAAGAGATTCATGAGCGTACTGGCAAGAAGGTAGATACACTTTTATTCATGACTTGCCCAGTATATAAAAAACGCATTAAAAGCGGAAAGAACAGGCTGACTATGACGGAATTGGAGTGAATTGAATGACTGCATGCAAATCATGTTTAACGGAACAACACAAACGACTTCAAGAGATTGCGCATGGACAAGAACGATACATCGAAGAACTACAAGATCAGCTAGAATCGACAAAAGAAGAATTACGCAAAGTTAGCAGAGATTTAGCGAGTTTGCAATCAGATATACGAGCGACGCTAGAAACGATTTAACTAAAAAATAAGAGTAGTGCAGCACGTTGTTACATACTTAAAACATACTACTCTTATTTGTTTAATAAGTTATGAGGTGAGGAAATGGCTCGACAAAAGATTGAAAATACTAATTATCAACCTCTGTTTCAGCTCTATATAGATATTAATAATTTTAAAATTGGTGACTTGGTTGATTTAAACGATTACATGATCTGGGCAAACGAGCATTCAGAGCGATATGTAAAAGAACACTTAGATGGTAAGGTGCGATTCCTCAAACACAATATCGAAGGATATTTGAATTATTTAAAAGCACTTTACAAAAAGAACGAGCAGCTAGAATTGCAAATTTAAATGTGGCGGTGATGGATATGCAACTTTCTTTATTTGACACAAACGAATATCGAAGTATCGTGATTGGTCGTGAAGATGTCACGTGGAAGCCATCAAAAATGAAATTCCCTTATTTGATTGGCATAGCAGATGTTTTTTATCACAAAGACAAACCGTTATTTCAGTTGCAAATGCAAAATGATTCGTTGAGTTTTTGGTCTATCAGTGGTAAATCATGCACTAACTACAAAACAGATGATATAGAACGGACATTGAATCGAAATATCGATTTATATATAGAAATGAGGTGCAAGAATGAACACAATTCCAACGATTGAAGAAATCGCAGATACATCAAATAAACATAAATACTCGCGACGTTGTAGCTGCAATGTAAAGTGTGACAGATACTATCGCGTGAATGGTTTTGATGTGTATTGTCGTGGTGGCTTAGAACAACTGTCGATTGATATTTTAAACAAGATCAATGGCACGAACATTGCACAAGGTAATAAAAATAATCGCGGGTGGACCACAAAGCAAGAGAAAGAAATCATTAAGTATATCGAACAGAACGGTGTGCAATTCGGCACTTATCGAATACTTGGTGAAATGCTTGGTAAACCACGTGAAGCGGTTAAACGACGTGTGTACGTGTTAGAAAAAGAAGGGAGATTGACGAGGGAATGAGTAACGTCATCGACATTTTAGTAAGTCTTGTTTGCATCGTAATTGCGGCGTTTTTATTCGCGAATTACGTCGGCTGGGGAATCTTAAAGTTGCTTGAAAAACTAAAAGAAAGATGGGGAAATGATGAAAATTAATTGGCTGAACTTAATTAGTGCATATGTGCTGTTAGTAATCGTGTTTAAAGATAGCGCAACGATTGTATTAGATGTCTTTTCGTTAGTTGTTGCTACATTGCTAGTGTTCACAGGAGTTAAGAAAGAGAAAAAAGAGCAACATTAAAAAATAATAGGAGGTTACGAAATGTTTAAAACGCTAAAAGAATTGCTTTTTAGTGAGTTGGAAATAACGATGCCTTTTTACGGTTGGATTGGAATTATGTATATGGTGGCGCAAGGTCTTTATTACACATTTTTTTAAAAGAGAAAGGGGAGCAATAAGATGAACTTACAAAAATTATTTGAAGCGCAAGCTGAATTGGATGCATACATCGAGCAACAGCATCCGACATTGCCAGGTGAAAATCGTTTAGAGAAGAAAGTTTTAGCTTTACTAGTTGAACTCGGTGAGTGTGCAAATGAATGGCGAGGTTTTAAGTTTTGGAGTAATCGTCAAACAGCGAACGATTTAGAATGGGTCGATAAAGAATGCAAGTCTTGTAAAGGTACGGGTATTGATGTTGAGGGTGTAGCATCGGGCAATCCTTACCCTTGTATCGAGTGCCAAGGAGAAAGTTTTGTAGCTTATCCTAAAAATCCACTTCTTGAAGAATACGTGGATGTTCTTCATTTTAGTTTAAGTATTGGTAATGATGTTTTTGGCGAATTAAGTGATGAAAACATCAAAGAAATTTTAGAAGATTCAAGAAAAACTGATGAAGCAAGTTCTGTTATTACAACTTTTATCATTTTAAATTCATGCGCAACAGTTTTAGCAGAATATGAATTTGAATACGTTGATTACAGAGATTTCATGACGATTCTTTTAAACCTCGGTCTTTTACTCGGTTTCGCAGAAGAACAAATCGAGGAAGCTTATTGGAAAAAGTACGAGATCAATAAGCAACGTCAGCGCGATGGCTACTAGCTTATATCAACAGTATAAGTCGCTATGTCGTGAGCATGGAGTATCGAGAGATAACTTCAGAAACAGAGTAAGAAATGGGTGGTCGCCAGAAAAGGCGGCTACTACACCTGTAAAGAGAAACACTGTGAGAGAAGAAGATTTGGAGGTATAGCGTATGGAAATGATAGAGATTAGTAAGCGGAGATTTGAAGAACTTGAGCAATGCGAAATGGAACATTGCATAAATAAAAGACTTTTAAAAATCTCGGTAAAGACCAACAAGGATTACTTATGAAATTAGAAAAATATGAAAGAGCATTAGAAGTTATTGCATGGAGCAGTGATGTCAATCCGCTTGCTACGAGAGCAAGAGAAACTTTATATAAATAGGAGGTATAGCGTATGCAACAGCTAGATGTATATGACGTACTACACACGCTTGATGATTTAGCGATTATCGAGCGTGACATATATAAGTTACGAGCAAATCAAAAAGTCGTTACACGCACAGCAACAGTCGTTAAAACGCATATGTATTTTGATGTATATATTGACTGTATTCGAGAGTATTTCATGTTTCCAGACGAAGCGCTAAAGTGGTTGAAAAAGTATTGTGCGAATTATAAATAGACGAGGTGAGAGAGTGGGGAATTATCGAACGGGGGATAAAGTCGTGATCCGGAAAGATTTGATAATTGATAAATGGTACGACGGTCTGGTTTGGTGTAAGTGGAAAGAACATTTGAAACACTTGGATTACGCGGTCATTGTAGATGTTTACGGAGATGGAATATATATGATCGAAAATGGGTGGGTTATTTCGGAATTAATGATTCATCAAGATAAATAGAGAACAGGGGAGTTGTGTGTATGTCAAAAACAAAGTCAATTACGAGCGAATGTATTTTAGCAGCAATGCACGACTATAACATTGTAATACGTCAGATTGAAAAAATCAGAGCAGAATTGGACGAAGCGCACGCTGGAACAGCGCAGTATGGATTACAAGCGAGTATGCCAAAAGCGAGTGGTAAGAGCGACGTATTGTTTAGTGAGTATTTACGACGTGAACGTATGCATAAAACGCTCGACAGAATGAAAGAGAAAGTGACGATCATACAGATGTTTTGTGATGATGTAGCGTATGACCGACTGTCGTTTAAAGATAAATTAATTCTGGAGTACACGTTGATTGGTATGACGCAGAAGGAAATTGGGGAGAAAGAAGAAATTGAATTGAAGCAATCAGCTGTATGTAAAAGACAATGCAAGATCGCAACAAGTATCGTAAAATTTCATGAACATCACATTAAAGAGATGAATATTTCTTAGGAATACTTGGAATGAATGGAATAATAGTAATGTAATTTTGAAAAAAACAAAAAAATCTGTATCATGGAAGGCAGGTTCGGCGAGTTGTATCCTTTGGTGCGTGGAATATATTACGCTACAAGTTTACTACTTGCGGGCCTACAAACCTTCGGTTTATTTTTACCTCAAAAAAAATAACTTGCTGGTTACAATTTAATAAGAGTGAGCCTACGAAAGACTATCAGCGGATTGGTAGTCTTTTTCCTAAAAAAATTAAAAAGTCTTTTAAAAAACGACGACGACGCACTGTAATAGATTAATTGTACAGATGCATCATGCTAAAAAGTCGTACACTTTGCACGGCATATAACGAGCGACAAAACAATGTACGCTTATGCGAGCGCTAGCTGTTGTATGTTGTGTAGTCTGTATGACTAACTCAAACCCCCTTATTGAGTGCCTGTACTTCGGTGCAGGTGATACATATATTTAAAATGTCATAAATGTAATATTGAACCAAAATTTGTTATGATAAGATTGTAATGAGTGGAGGTGATTGTTATGGAATGTTCAATTTCAATTTATGATTATAATGATAAGAAACTTAAAACTTATAACCTTCTGATGAAAACAGCGGAAAAGCTGATTGATGAGATCAGAACAACTTATAAAGAAGTTAAAACAGAAGGAAGTTATATCATTTTAATCTTAAGTGTTTCTGAAAGTGGATTAATAGGCTTTGGGAATGAATCTATTAATAATTTATCGAATCAAGATTTTCCAAAACATTATTTTTTCTCGCCGAGTGATTTAGATGGAATTCTTAAAATTCTTGAAAAGTAAGAAGTGAAGCACCCTTTGTGGTGCTTTTTGTTTGCTAAATACATAATACATACATCATATAAGTAGTAGACATCTTCCTTACAATTGTATTGGGAGGTTGGAAAATGAATTTGCATAGAGAAATAAAATTAGCTGAACCTAAAATAGTGAGGAAAGAGCTGGACGGAATAATACAAACTAAGCTTTTCGCTAAGTATAATCATTTTAGAGAATGTGAGAAGGAAATTTTATTGCAAAAATGGGCAACGGACTTATCGAGAAAATATTCTAATAAAGAATTAAAAGTAATGTTAAGTACGCTTGAAAAGGAAGAAGCAAGAGATTCTGCGGGTATATCTAAATGGTTAGGGTACTTTGCTGTATATGTAGCAGTGGTTTCTATATTAATTAATTTGCTTTCGTTTTTAGATATGAAAAATTTTTTTAAGAGTTTTTATGCCATACCTTTTCTTCTTGTATTAGTTATGGTTTTGTTTTACTTATTTAGAACTACTTTCTTTTTTAAAGAAGAATTTGATAACTATAAATCAAAGGTAATCTACATGCCTATCATACAAGTAGCTTTAAAATGTAAGTGTAAAAATAATTAAGAAAAGAAGATGATGTTATGAGTAAATACAACAATAAAAAAGTAGTGTACGCTGGCATTACTTTTGATTCCAAAGCAGAACGAGATTATTACTTATACTTATTAGATTTAAAGCAAAGAGGGATTGTGACTGATATACAGTTGCAACCTTCTTTTTTGTTGCAAGAAAAGTTTCGCAAAAACGGTAAGTTATATCGTGAGATTACGTATAAAGCAGATTTTGAAGTGACGTATGCAGATGGTCATATCGAGATCGTGGACGTGAAAGGCATGGTGACGAAAGACTTCGCGATTAAACAAAAGCTGTTTGAATACAAATATCCAGCGTTGCGATTGCTGTTGATGGCATATAGCAAAATGGACGGTGGTTGGATTGAATTAAGTGAATTAAAGAAAGCTCGTTCGTCTAGAAAAAAATTAAAAAAGCTCTAGCGTTTACTAGAGCTTGATAGTTTACTCTTCTGTGTACTCGTACAAATCATCGACTTTTACATCTAATTTATGAGCCAATTCAAATAATTTAACAGCAGTGGGGTAACTAGTACCATTAATCCAATTGGATATAACAGTAGGGGAAGTACCTAATAAATCAGCTAATTCTTTGTTTTTTAAACCCTTCTCAGCCAGAATAATTTTAAGTCTACTTTTCAACATAATCACCTCGTTTTTTATAAGTTTAGTATAACACTTAATCAATTATAAATAAATTAATTCAAAATAAATTAAAAAAATTTAATAAATATTGAATAAAAGTATTGTGCAAGAAGATGATAGATGTTATAATTAATATAGAAAGAAGGACAGGAGGTGACAAAGTGGATTACGATAAGATATTAACTTATCTGATTGGTATCGCAACAGTGATAAACTTACTGACAAGTTCAGCTAAGAACATCAGCGACATGAAAGATAAGCAAAAGAAAAAGCGACGCTCAACCGCTAAGAAGAAACGTCGCAAGTAACATGAAGAAGGGAGGGAAACCTCCCAACTTCTTATAATCTTATCATATCCATTTATATTATGAAAATACAAAATATCATCCTATTTATGGTAGTTCTTAGTTTTGCGATTTACTTTTTTGTAAATACAAACTGGGATAATGCTACATGGAGCGACTGGGGATTAGTTATTTTATTTGGTATATGTTTAATCCTCTTTATCTTCAATATCATTACTTCATTTATGTTGAAGAGAAAAAAATAATATTCTATTACCCATCTTATTTGAGGTGGGTTTTTGTTTGAATAATAAAAGGAGCGATTAGCGTATGGGTGGTGATAACCATTGAAACAAAAGAAATTAACGCCAAAACAGCAAGTTTTTGCAGAACATTATATCGAGAGTGGTAATGCAACAGAATCAGCAGTGAAGGCTGGTTATAGTAAAAAGTATGCGAACACGAATGCAAGCAAGTTACTACAAAATACTACAATCAAGTCTTATATAGATGAAAAGCTATCTGAAATGTCATCAGAACGCATTGCAAGCGCCACAGAAGTGCTTGAAACATTAACAGCTATTATACGTGGAGAAAGTCGTTCAGCAGTTTTGAGAGGTCTTGGAGAAGGTTATCAAGAGATTGACGAAAAAATGCCACCAACAACAACTGAACGAATAAGAGCGGCTGAATTACTTGGTAAGCGATATAAATTATTCACTGAAAAAGCAGAAGTCGAAGTGAGTGGAGCGGTAGAATTTATTGATGACATTGGAAGTGATTTAGATGACGAAGATTAAGTTATCTGAACTGATCCCGAAAGGCTTTCATAGTGTATGGAGAGCAGCAGTAAGCAAGGATATTTTAAACGTCGTATGCAAAGGTGGACGTGGTTCTGGGAAGTCGTCTGATATTGCACATATCATCGTGCAGCTACTTATGCGATATGCTGTCAATGCAGTGGGTATTCGTAAAATAGACAACACGATTGAGTTATCTATTTTCGAGCAAATGAAATGGGCTATTGCAGAGCAGGGTGTAACACATCTGTTTAAAGTCAATAAAAGTCCTATGCGAATCACGTATATCCCGCGTGGCAATTACATGGTATTTCGTGGTGCTAGTGAACCCGAACGTATTAAATCATTAAAGAGTGCGAACTTTCCTTTTGCGATTGCTTGGATTGAAGAATTAGCAGAATTCAAAACAGAAGATGAAATCACGACGATCACTAACTCGCTATTACGTGGCGAACTCGGTGATGGTCTTTTTTATAAGTTTTTCTATTCATATAATCCTCCGAAAAGGCGACAATCTTGGGTGAATAAGAAGTATGAAAGTTCGTTTGTAGCAGATAATACATTTGTTCATCATTCGACTTATCACGATAATCCATTCATCTCAAAGCAATTCATTGTTGAAGCAGAAGCGGCGAAAGAACGAAATGAAATGCGTTATCGGTGGGAATACCTTGGTGAAGCAATTGGCTCGGGTGTTGTTCCATTTGATAACTTAAGGATTGAAAAAGGCTGTATCACTGATGAAATGGTTGCATCGTTTGATAATATTCGTAATGCAGTCGATTTTGGGTACGCTACAGATCCGCTCGCTTTTGTTCGATGGCACTATGATAAAAAGAAGAATATTATTTACGCAATTGATGAATACTTCGGTCAAAAGATTAGTAACCGAGAGTTTGCTAAGTGGCTGCATAGTAAAAGTTATCAATCCGATGAAATCTTTGCAGATTCAGCAGAACCGAAGTCTATTGCAGAACTGAAGAATGAGCATGGCATTAAACGAATCAAAGGTGTGAAAAAAGGTCCTGATAGTGTGGAATACGGCGAAGAATGGCTGGACGATTTAACAGAGATTGTTATTGATCCGTTACGAACGCCGAATATCGCTAGAGAATTTGAAAATATTGATTATCAAACAGATAAAGACGGCAATCCAAAGCCACGTTTAGAAGATAAAAACAATCACACGATTGACGCGACACGCTATGCATTCAGTGAAGATATGAAGAATAAAAAAGGCTTCACATTCTTAAAGTAGGAGGTACAGCATGAACATATACAATTTTGACGCAACGATTACAGACGAATTGATTGCACAAATCGAAGCGAATGCACCGAAACAAATCGATAACGTGAAAAAGCTATACGATACATTTCGGACGGATAAAATGCTACAAGGTGTTAATTATTACTTAGGAGAAACGGATATCCTTAAACGCGAAATTTATACGTATGTAAATGGGCAACGAGTAATAGACCATACAGCAACAAATAAACGACTGGCAAGCGGTTTATACAAAATGCTCGTAGACCAAAAAGTAAGTTATTTAGCAGGCGAACCAATGACTTGGTCGAGCAAAACGGATAATAAGAAACATCTTGAAATTATCGAGCAAACAATTGGTAAACGATGGGGAAGTATTTTACCTCGTTTAATTAAAAACAGCACGAACAAAGGTATTGAATGGTTAATGCCCTACATTGATGAAGAAGGAAACTTCGACATTATGACAGTTGGCGGCGAGCAAGTCATTCCAATTTATGACGCGAAGAACCGTTTTAAGTTAACTGCAGCTATTCGTTTTTATGCAGTTGGTAAAGAACATATTAAATTGGAATTATGGACAGATTACGATGTCACATACTACGAAATCATCAGTAACAAAATTTATTTAGATGTGACCTACGAAACAAATCCAGCGCCGCACTTTGCGAACATTGAAGGTACGGAAGGTAAGTCCTGGGGTAAGGTGCCATTTATTAAGTACGCTAACAATGACGAAGAAATTAGTGATTTAAAAATCATTAAACCATACATTGATGAATATGAGGAATTAACAAGTGACGCGCAGAACACATTGAGTGATATGCAGTCACTTATTTACGTTTTAAAAGGATATGAAGGCGAATCATTATCAGAGTTCCAAGAGAATTTAAAACGCTATAAAGCTGTGAAAGTCGATGCTGAGGATAATGGTGGCATTGATACATTAACAGCGGAAGTTCCTGTACAAGCATATCAAGCGCAAGTTGAACTACTTCGGAAAGGTATCATCACGTATGGCCAAGGTGTAGATCCATCACCTGAAGTTATTGGAAACAGTCCAAGCGGCGTGGCATTGAAAAACTTATACAATTCACTGGACCAAAAAGCATCGCAACAGGAACGAATTTTCGAAGACGCTAACAAAGAATTATTGTACTTCCTTCAAGTTTATTGCGAAGAGTCGAATTTCGGTGAATTTGATGCCGAAGATATTAATTGCTCTTTCAATAAACTCACGATTACGAATGAACAAGAAATCATTACAAACCTTATCCAGTCGGTAGCAAGTGGCATTATGAGTATTTCCACAGCGGTTTCACAGCATCCTTACATTCAAAACGGCGAGGAAGAATTGAAGAAGCTAAATGAACAGAAAGAAACGGAATTAAGTGCTTATAGCGAACGATATGGCACTTTAGATGAAGGAGGAAATGAAGATGAATAGAATTAATATCGCAACCGATATTCAGATTAACATTACCCCTAATCTAGAACCTTTCGGCAGAGAAATGGTTGTTATTGGGAAAGACAACGGAAAGCCGATAATTCGTTACAAAGATGATTTGCTAAAAGAACTTAAGAAGCCTTTATACGAAAACTTCGGTAGGTGATTAAATGCCTAATATTCATAACCAACTCGACATTATCGAGCGTGTAGACAAGTTGATTGAACAGGCTGAAACAGAAGTCGACGAACTGCTGGCGAAACGTTTAAAAGAGATTCTCGCAAGTTTGAGCGTCATGTATAACAAGTTTGTACAGAGTGACGAAACAAGCTACACAGACTTGAATAAATACAATCGATTATCAAAGGAATTAGAGCGCATTGCGGACCAATTAAACGCAGACTACAAACAAATTGTGAAGATGATTGAAAACTCACAACAACGTATTTATATAGAGCAGTATTTAATGTATGCGTACTTGTTTCAAGTGTATCAAGGTACAGAAGATGGCTTCAGCATTCCGACAGAAGAAACAATTGCCGCAGCTCTTGTAAATCCTATTGAATATTTAGGGTTAGCGCCAACTTTAGAAAATCATCGCAATGAAATCATTCGTAAACTGCATATTGAAATATCCTCATCGTTGCTATCTGGCGAAGGTTATTGGAAGATGGCTGAACGTATTGAAAAAGCTGTTGGATTTAGTAAACATAAGGCTCGTACTGTCGCGAGGACAGAGGGCGGCAGAGCGAGAAGTTTGTCAGACCAAGCAGTAACAGAAGAAATGAAGCGGTTTGCAGATATTACAGACGTGTGGCTTGCAACACTTGATACACGCACACGACATGAACATCGAAAATTAGACGGTCAGAAAGCTGATTCAGAAGGTTATTTTTATTACAAAGGCATGAAAGCGAAAGGTCCTCACCTTTGGAATGTGGCGAAGATGGATATTAATTGCCGTTGTGTGAAGTTGAAACTCATAAACGGTCAATTGCCTGCTGTAAGACGTGGACGTGATTATCGTGACGCAGATTATCAGCAACGATTAGCAAATAAGATTGATTCATACATGGAAAATGGTGACACATATGCCCAAGCTTATAAAAAAGCGGATAAACGTGTGTTACCGCCGAGTAATGTGGTCCTATTCCAAAGTTATACAGAATGGGTAAATACTAAGATATAAAAATAAAGTTAATTCCTCTATAATGTATTAATAAAGGGAGGAATAATAATGAAGAAAATTATTTTATCAATCATTTTATGTTTAGGTTTATCTTCGGTTTTTATGGTTCAAGCTGATGCCAAATTGAAGGATAGTCCTACAAAGGGTTATTTAACTTATTTAAGTAACGGGAAAGTAATAGCTTATACCAAACCTAATGGAAAAAAAATAGAGGTTATCCCAACGGTGTTTAATGCAACCAAAAAGCCTTATATTCCATATGATAATCAAGTAAAGATAGTTAAATTCACCAATGAAAAATGGGTGAAGGTAAAATACGGCACAAAACATAATAGTTCAAAAAACACTGTAACAAGAAATAAAACAGGATATATAAAAGTAAAGCATTTATTCCCTAATATGAATAGCGCTGATTACGCTATAGTGAATGTTAATGTGTTAAACTTACGTTCAAAACCCAACACTAAATCTAAAGTTGTTAAAAAGATTTCTTTAGGAACGCGATTAAGCTTTGATTACAGTAAAGGTTATCCATTCAAATACTTAAATACTAAGAAGAATACGGGTTGGGTTAAAGTGAAATATATTAAAAATGGAAAAAAATATAGTGGCTACGTGAATTACAAATATGTTAATTAGTTCATGAAATATCGTCTTTGAGCAATAGACGTTAAACAGGCTTATTTTTTATGCCCAAAATCATCCTCGAAGATGTAAAACTCGAAAGGAGAGCATGTAGATGAATAAAGATCAATTAGTAGCACTAGGTTTAACAGAAGAGCAAGCAGATAAAGTTGTAGAAGGGTTTGGCAGTATGGTGCCGCGTACTCGATTAAATGACAAAATCGAGGAATTAAAAGATTTACAGGCACAGTTAAAACAACGCGATGAACAACTTACTGAATTGCAAACTAAAGCACAAGGTAACGAAGAACTGCAAAAGCAGATTGAAGCGTTACAGCAACAAAATGAACAGGCTCAAACGGAGTATCAGCAACAACTGCAGCAAAAGGAATTTGATTTTGCGTTAACGGAAGCGCTACGTGATGCAAAAGCGAAGAACCCGAAAGCAGTAAAAGCGTTGCTCGATACTTCCACAGTTAAGTTTGTGGACGGAAAGTTAATCGGCTTAGACGAGCAATTGACAGCGTTAAAAACGTCTGATGATTATTTGTTTATGTCAGATAAGTTAAAAGGCGGAACTCCACCACAAGGCGGTACACCACCAGCAATTACAAAAGAACAATTTGCTTCAATGTCATACATGGAAAAAGTTGATTTGTATAACAAAGATGTAGAGTTGTTCAATAAATTATCGGAATAGGAGAGATACACATGAAACAAGTATTTAAACCATTAAAATTAGATATTCAATTCTTTGCACAAACGAAAGCGGCGGACTTAATCAACCCACAAGTTTTAGCGCCAGCTATTTCAGCGCAGTTGGATAAAGCGATTCGTTTCACACCTTATGCAACGCTTGATAATACGTTAAAAGGTACATCGGGCGATACAATTACACGTCCAAAATACGCATACATCGGAGCAGCGGCAGACTTAACAGAAGGTGTGCCAATGAATACTGATAAGCTATCAATGACAACTACTACAGTGACTGTCAAAGAGGCGGGTAAAGCTGTGGAAATCACCGAAAAAGCTATCATCACAAACGTAGAAGGTACAGTTAATGAAGCTACTAAACAAATCGGTATGGCAGTGGCAGATAAAGTGGAGATTGATTATTTAGCAACGTTAGAAAAATCTTTACTAACAGCACCTGGTTCACCAACTTCTATTGATTCAATCTTAGCTGCAATCGATGTATTCGATTTAGAAGATGAAATGGATATGGTTTTATTCGTTAACACCAAAGATTATACGAAATTAGTTAAGTCGCTATTCAATGTCGGCGGAACTACTCAACAAACAGCAATCACAAAAGCGCAAGTTGCAGAGTTACTTGGCATTAAAGATATCGTCAAAACAAAACGTGTTACGGAAGGTAAAGGTTATTTACAACTTTTCGGAGCAGTCGAAATTGTGAAGAAAAAAGAAATTGAATTAAAAACAGATCAGGACATTTTAGCACGCACAATTGTATTGGCAGCTAATACTTACTACACTACGAATTTATACAATGACAACGGTGTAGTGAAATTTACAGGATTGTAGAAGGTATTTATTTACCTTCTTTTTCTTTTGAATGGAGGGGTTAAACATGATGTTACGAAGATACCATGAACAAAAAGAATCGAATGAAGTTGAAGCAGTCGATTACGAATCATTGAAGGTCGATGAACTGAAACAGCTATTAGATCAACGAGAAATCGCATATACATCTGAAATGAAAAAAGCTGATTTAATCGGATTGTTAGTCGGTGAAGAAAATGCTACTAACTGATGAACAAGTGACTAAATTAATGATGATCAATAACGAAGTAATCACCACAGAAAAAACAGAGCATTACAAAATGTTAGCGCCAATTTATTTTGACACAGCTGTTGAGTATTGTAATAATCCAGCAATCACGATTGATAACGCATTAGTATTTATTGCTAAAGCGATTCAGTATTATACAAATCATGCTGGATTAACTTCTAGAAGTGGTGGAACCGTCAGTTACGCTTACACGACCGATTTACCCACAGCAGTTTTATTACCGTTAAAGCCATTCAAAAAGTTGAGGTGGTAACTTGTGTATAGTGAATACCCACACGAAATTAATGTAATACGTCAAGGTGGATTAATCGAAGATGAATCGGGTGGTTTCGTAGAAAGTGAGCCTGTTAAATTATTCGGCATGAAAGCTTTCGTTGATACTCCTTCGTCTTATGAAGAATATGTGGCTATGCAAAAACAAAACCCATTCGACCGTTATATGCTATATCCATACAGAACGGACATCACAAGCGATATGTATATCGAATACGAAGAAGTATTGTATGAGATTGTGGGAAAACCTCAAGACCAAGGTGGGTGGCACGAGGTAATGAGAGTAAAGTTACGCGAGGTGAAGAAATGAGTATTACTCGTTTTGGTAGTCGTGCATTATCATCAGCGTTACGTCGTTGGGGAAATCAAATAGAAGATGAAATTAAACGGATTGTTGTGGAAACAGCAGCAGTTATCCAAACCGAAGCACGAGCGAGAGCGCCTGTTGATTCAGGTTATTTGCGCCAAAGTATTGAAGTTGAAGTGCTTCAAGGAGGATTAACAGCAATCGTTACTGTGGACGCAGATTACGCAATTTACATCGAATATGGCACAGGTATTTATGCGAAGAATGGTAACGGTAATAAGGACGGTTGGGTTTTTTACTCCGAAAAATACGGTCAATTTATATTTACAAGAGGGATGGAAGCGCAGCCGTTTTGGGCGCCAGCAATTGAAGTAGGCAGGCAATACTTTAGACGTGAAATGCGTAGGTTAGGTAGGTGATGATATGTCACTTGTTTTTGGAGCATTACAAAAAGCGATATTAGACAGGCTACGGAGTGATGTAGCAGTCACAAGTCTATTGAATCAAGAAAAGAATACAAAAGGCATTTACGATTACGTCACTGAAAGCACTGTATATCCATATATAGTCATCGGTGAACCACGCGTAGATGCCTTTTCCGTTAAAACGGAGGACGTGAAAGATTACTCTGTAACACTTCACATATGGTCGAATTACAAAGGTAATAGTGAAGTATATAAGATACTTTCAGCAATCTATGAATCACTCAAATACAAATTAAAAATAAGTGGATATACCACAGTCAAAACATCATGCAATGATACGCGTGTCTTTACGGACATCGATGGTATTCATAGGCATGGTGTTTTTACTTTGAAAATTTCACTACAGAAGGAGAAATGAAAATGAGTTTAAAAAATGGTAAAGACACAATTATGTTAGTACAGCCAGTCGATGCAGAGCATGGAACAGCGGCACTTGTTATTGCGCAACAAACGGAGTCGACTTATTCGATTGAAAACGATGTGAAGGACGAACAAACCAAATTCGGTCGTATTGTCGGATATGGTAACAACTCGGAATCATTCGAGTTTAGTGCATATGGTGCTAAAAACGACCCTGGTCAAATGGCAGTATTCAAAGCAATTGAAGATAAAAAGCAATTAAAAGTGTGGGAAGTCGACACAACTCTTGATGAATCAAATAAACATGATGCAATGTTTGCATATGTGATTGTTGAATCAGCAGAGCGTTCCAATGCACAAGATGGATACGAAGAAATTAGCGGCACATTCCAAGTCTACGGTAAAGCTCAACGTGGCAAGATTGATAAATTGCCAACTGAAGTTGTTGAGTTTGGACAATACGGTTTTGAAAAACCTGGTGAATACAAAGGTGAAGCAGACAATCGTGTTCAAGCCCCATTAGTACCTTAGTAAAAATGAGAGGGGCATAACGCTCCTCTTTTTCATTTCTAATACTTATAACAGGAGGTCATTTATATGACATTAACATTAACAGTAGGTAAAAAAGAATATACAGCAAAGGCTTCATTTGCATTTTTAAAATCAATCGAATCACTCGGTCAGTTTACAGAACAGACAGGCAAAGTTGAAGGTGGACTTGAAACACTTTTGCAAGGTTTAGTACAAAACGAACCAACATCATTAGTCGACTTTTGGGTTGCAGCTACTGCCCACAATACGAAAAAAGAAATTCCATCACGAAGTGAAATCGAATCAGCGTTAGAAGAACATATCGAAGAAAATGGTTTAGATGAATTATTTAAATCAGCTTATAACTTCATGCGTAACAGTGGTTTTTTCGCGAAGAAAGTCAAGACATTCTGGGAAATGTTCGAGATGGCAGAAACGTTGGGTCAGACGGACGAGGAAAAAGAGCAGAACAAATCAATGGTCGAATACATGATGAAACTGAAAGCAGAAATCGAAGCGTAGTCGACTTTAATCAGTTAGAAATCGATGCAGTACAGTATCTCAATATCACTGATTTTGACTATCTGTACTCACTAGATTTGCGTGAGTGGGGAAACATGCTGAAAGGCGCTATGTTGCGTGATATTAAGCGTTACGAAGATATGGCAGTACAAGCTATCATGCACGCGAGAGCCGCGAATGAAAAGCGTGTGGACGTTAAAAAGCTATTCAATGCGGATAAGGCAAAACGTCAGATACTCAAGCAAGAAGAACCAGAGAAAGACTTCACTCGTTTTGATAAAGCTCAAAAAGCAATGCAAAACTTTGTGATTAAAAGCAGTTAAAAAAAGGAGGGGAACATATGGCATTTGAACGTTTTACAGCAATGGTCGGCGCAAATATTCGTGAGTTTACTCGTAAAATGCAACAAGTTGATGCGAATATACGCAAAACAGCTAGTGGTGCAAATGTAAATATCGGCGCAAATGTTCGCGAATTTATGCGAAAGATGATTCAAGTACGTGCGCAAACGAATTTACTTAAAGCAAGTAATGCAGAAATTAATATACAGGCTGATACAAGTCGTTTTAATCGCACTGTTGCGATGTTAAAGGCTAAGATGTTAGCTTTATCAGCTAGTAAAGTTGTTATTACAATTAAAGCAGATTACAACAATGTTAAACGATTTTTTGGTGAGTTAAAGCAAGGCTATCAAGCGGGTCAAGCGATGATGGGGAAAATCGCAACATCTATGCGTAATTTCGCTGAACTTGTGGGCACATCTTTACAAGGTGCGTTTATGTCAGTGTTGCCAGCTATTAGTCCGATACTTGCCAATGTCGGAGCATTAATCGGTAATCTCGGTGTCATGATTGGGGTTATGGCTGGGCAAGCGACAGCGTTTGTATTTGGAGCAGCTACAGCATTTGCTGGGTTTGGTGCTTCATTAGCGCTTGTCATTGGTAATGTTAAGCAACTATACGATAAAAATGCGAAGTTAAATGCGCTTCAAAAAGAAACGAAATCGGCTATCGACGGTATTAAAACAACTTTTGATGGATTAGTTAAATTAACACAAAAACCGATTTTACAAGGTGTCAAAACAGGTGCGCAAACAGCGTCGTCTTTATTAAAGCAATTACAACCACTTTTTGTTTCATCGGCTAATGCTTTCAAGCAACTTATGTCCACACTGAAACAATCACTCGGTACACCACCTGTTCAACAATTCATTCAATACTTAAATAAAGAGGGCGCACCAATGATGGTGACGTTCGGTAAAGCGGTCGGTAATATTTTTAAAGGCTTAGGTTCAATGTTTGTCGCATTTGCACCGCTCACTAAAACGGTGGCGCAAGGGTTTTTAGAAATGACACAATCGTTTGCAAAATGGGCCCAAGGATTACAAAAGAGTGAGAAGTTTAAATCATTTATTTCGTATGTACAGGCTAATATGCCGAAGATTAGTAGTATTTTCGGTAATGCGATTGTCGGTGTTGTAAATTTCTTCAGTGCATTTAGTGGATCAGCAAGTGGTATGATGACGAGTTTACAATCTTTAATGCAACGTTGGAGAGCATGGAGTGCCGCACTTGAGGAAAACCAAGCATTCCAAAACTTTTTAAACTACGTTAAAGCTACAGCACCATCTGTTATGGCTTTGATTGGTAATCTAACAACATTTTTAGTCAATCTCGGTATCGGTTTGGCACCACTTGGAGCAAAAATTTTAGAGTTAGCCAATAAGTTTTTACAGTGGACTAACAATATGATGAAAAGTAATCCTGTCATCGGACAAATCATTGCTGTATTGGTATCTCTTACAGGTGCAGTCATGGCAGTATTACCATGGATATTAACATTCGGGACAATGTTTGTGCGCATTATTCCCACAATCACGAGATTTGCTACTAGCGTATCCGGTATCATGCCTAAAATAACAAGTTTAGGTTCTAGCATACTAAACGTCGCTCGCTTAGCGTTGCCATGGCTTTTAAGAGGTTTAGCATTACTTACAGGTCCGATTGGTATTGCGATAGCGATTATTAGTTTGCTCGTCGCAGCAGGTATTGCGCTTTACCAAAATTGGGACACTGTAAAGCAAAAAGCAGCCGAATTAGCGACATGGATTGCAACGGGGTGGAGCCAAGTGTTAAGTAGCACAACAGCTTTGTGGAATGCTATCAAAACAGTTCTATCGGTTGTTTGGAATTGGATTAAATCAACAGCTACTTCAATTTTCAATAGTTTAAAAGCTTCTATTTTGACTGTGTGGAACAACATTAAAGCGAATGCGAGCAGTGCATGGAATAGTATTAAAACAGTCATCATCGCAGTTATTACAGTATTACGCGCTGGCATCACAAGTGGTATTAATGCGATTCGTACCGTTGTATCGAGCGTGTGGAACGCAATTAGAAGTGTCTCAACAAGCGTGTGGAACGCAATTCGTAGTGTGATTACATCAGTAGTCAATGCGATTAAATCACGTGTCACAAGCACATTCAGCGCTTTACGTTCGAGTGTATCTTCTATATTTAGTGCAATTCGTACCGTTGCGAGTAGTATTTGGAATGCAATTCGTTCTGTGATTAGCAGTGTTGTAACAAGTATTAAATCAAAAGTAACAAGTACGTTCAGTGCTATGCGTTCGTCAGTTGCTTCAATTACAAGCGCAATTCGTAGTGTAGTTTCAAGTGGATTTAATGCGATGCGCTCGGTTATTTCTTCTATTATGAGCAGCATTCGTTCAGTTGTTTCAAGTGCATGGAATGGTATTCGTAGTGTTGTATCGAGTGCTGTGAGTTCCGTTCGTTCGGTCGTATCGAGTGGTTTCAACGCTTTAAAATCAGTCGTTACAAGCGCAATGAGTAATGTTGTGAGTGCGATTAAGAGTGGATGGAATAATGCAGTTTCATTTTTAAAAGGCATTAATCTAACGAGTATTGGACAACATATCATTCAAGGTTTAATCAATGGGATTAAATCAAAAATTAGTGCAGTTGTGAGTGCAGCTAAAGCAATTGCTGATAGAGTTAAAAATACAATTAAATCAGCGATGGATATTCATTCTCCTTCGCGTGTAACAAAAACTTTAGGTGAACACACAGGACAGGGTTTCGCAAATGGTATTAAGTCTAAAACATCAACTGTGGAAAAATCAGCAAAAGCAGTAGCAGCCGCGGCTAAAAAATCTTTCTCTGATGGCATGAAAGGTTTGGATTTAAAACTAAGTGCTGGGACAATTAGTACAGCTAGTTATGTAAAACAAGCGAAAGCACTTGGACAAAAATACAAGTCGGTTACAAATGCACAAAATACCGTTAACGCTAAAATCGCTAAAGCTACAACTAAAAAAGCACTAGCAACACAAAGAGCACGTAACGCTAAAGTAATTGCAGACCAAAAAGCATTCAATCTAAAACTTGCTAAATACGATAATCAGTACAATGCGAGTAAAAAGACAACGAGTGATACAAATAAATATGTCGCTAAAGTTAAAGTGTTAGCTAGTCAATACAAGCAAAATGAAGCGATTCAAAACAAAGCGAACGCAAAAATTATTAGTGCAAATAAAAACGTAGCGGCCAATCTTTTATCCACACGAAAAAACACTGTAAGTAAGCTATTATCTAGCAATAAGATACTTACAGATAAACAGTTACAGTCGATTTCTAAACTTGCGAAAGAGTACCCGAAAAACTCGAAAGAACGTATCTACTTTGAAAATCAGTACACTAAAGCAGTTAAGCAAAATGCTAAATTGCAGTATGAAGCTAATAAAACCAAAGTAGAGAATATCTTAGCGAATGAAAAATTAAGCGCAGCTCAACAAATCGCTAAAATTGATGAGATTAGCAAAGCATACAAAAAAGGTTCAGCAGAACGTGCGTATTTTGACCAACAAGCAGCTAAGAAGAAAAAAGAAATCTATGATGGTCTAATCGCATTAAACGAGAAGTACACAAATGCTATTCAAGAAGCTAACCAAAAATTAATAGACGGTGAAAAAGCGTTGAATGCTGAATATGAAAAAGCAGTAGCAGATCGTGCTAAAACTTTGAGTGGTTTTACATCGCTATTTAGTGAAGTACAAAAGACAGCAGACGTTACTTCTACTCAAATTAAGAGCAATTTGCAAGACCAAGTCACAACACTTAAAGAATGGGCGAGTAATATCAACTCGTTAGCTTCAAAGGGTGTCGCTGGTTCATTACTTGAAGAACTTCGCCAACTTGGACCAGGCGCATCATCTGAAATCGCCGCATTAAATACAATGTCTGAAGCAGAGTTAAAAGAGTATATTGCATTGTGGGAAGAAAAGTCGAAATTTGCAACAGATGTAGCAACAGCTGAATTAGTCGGATTGCGTAAAGATACAGACGAACAAATCACAGCTTTGCGTGCCGAAACAGCTAAGCAATTAGCTCAATATAACGCAGAGTGGCAGGCAGAAATTAAAAATTTAACAGGTCAAACGACTAATAAATTTAACGCATTAACAGCGAGTATGCCAGCTATCGGAAAGAATGTTATTCGAGGTATGCAAAATGGTTTAACATCTATGACACCAGCGTTATTGGCGCAAGCAGAGTCTATCGCAAATAGTATCAAATCGACAATTCAAAGTGCATTGGATATCCACAGTCCTTCTCGTTGGGGGGATAAATTCATCGGAAGAAACTTGGTTCTCGGCATGATTAATGGTATCAGTCGAATGAAAAATCAAGCAGTTGCGACAGCTTTAGACCTAGCCGAATCGGTTAAATCTGAAATGGCAAGTGGATTAAGTGTAGCGACTGGTCTTGGTACAGTAAGCGAAATGAAATCGTCAATCAGTAAAGAACTTCAAGTAAAAGTGAAGGTTGAATTAGACGGTAACGGAACAGGCAGTAATAGCAGTGTCGTAATCAATAATAAATACGATACGAAACATTTATCTGAAGCTGAATTAGCACGACAACAGAAACGTCAAATGCAGTCATTGGGTCTTAAATTTTAAGGAGGTTATTAAATGGAAACAGTCGAATTTACTAATAGTTTGGGGCAGTCAGTGAAGTTTGCTGACGCTCCATTTTTTATACAATCCGTTACAGGTCTTGGTGATGTATCAGCAAATATACAACTTCAAAAATCAGCTTATAATGACGGTTCGTCTTTTATCGATGCGTTATTAGCTGAAAGAGAAATCGGATTAGAGTTTTTAATCGTGGCAAATGCCGAAGCGAAAGAAACGTATGGTGATGTATCACGTATGCGAGAACACGTTGCAAGCGTGTTAAACCCGAAGTTAGGTCAAGGTGTTTTAAAGTACGAAAACGAACGCATTGTACGTTTAATTACTTGCATAGCCGATAGTGTTCCACAATTTAATGACGGTGGAGATAGAACAGAAATGATTCAAAACGGTTCTGTTAATTTTATTGCTCCTGATCCGTATTGGAAAAGTACGAAAATCGAAGAAGAACCAGCGTTCAAGCCATTATTCCAATTTCCGTTTTCAGGACCATTTCAGATGGGACTACAACAAGACAAGAGAATTATTAATAACGACGGAAACGCACCGACACCAATTTTTATCGAGTTTCATGGTCCAGCGACCAATCCGAAAATTATCAACAATACAACGGGCGAATTCATTCATGTGAAGCAAAATTTACTCGAAGGCGAACGTATGATTATCGACACATCAGCAGATAATAAAACAGTTCATTTTGTATCGGAAGATGGAACTTCACGTAACGTATTTCATTGGATTACGCTTGATTCAACTCTTTTTAATCTATGTATTGGTGAGAATGAAATCGAGTACACAGCAGATAACGACATACAAGGTGCAATCGTAAATATCAGCTACAGTAAGCTATATAACGCGGTATAAGGAAGGGTGATAACATGGCAGAAATATTCAAGTTTTTTAACAGTGCGCCAGGAGATGAAAGGTGGCATTATGCGTCAGATTTCGCAGACTATTTTGGTTCTGTCTTATCAAGTGGACTAATCTCAAACGGTGAAGCAGTCGGTCTACAAGTTACTGTGAATGCAGGGACAATGACAACGAGCGTGAATGTGGGCAGAGCATTAATCAAAGGCTACAGCTATGAAAATACAACACCATTAACGCTCACACATTCTATCCCTGAACAGACTTTAGATAGAATTGACCGAATTGTATTACGACTAGACTTAAAAAATGCTAGTCGATTTATTAAGGTGTTCGTAAAAGAAGGTGTATCGGCTTTAGAACCTATCCCACCGACTTTACAACGCGACCAATACATTTATGAATTATCACTAGCACAAGTGCGCATTCGTAAAAATACTTCATCTATTGTGGTAAGTGACATCAAAGACGAGCGAGCAGATGAAAACTTATGTGGTATTGTACAGTCTTTAATCACAGTGCCGACGAGTGTATTTCAGCAACAATTTGATACGTGGTTTGCTTCAATTGCAGATGTGACCGAACAGTCTGTAACAGATTGGCAGATTGCACAACAACAAGCGTTTACGATGTGGTTTGATAGCATTAAAGGTCAATTAGATGGCGATGTCGGAGCTAAACTTGCGAGTGAGCTTACGACACATAAGGCAGAATACGCGCAATTTAAAAGTGCAATCGAAAAAGAAGTTGCAGAGTTACAAAATGCAAATGAATTATCGATTGTAAAAAGCTCTAAGGACAGTGAAGGGATTTTTACAACTGTCACGTATAAACGTAAATCAGATAATACGATTTTCGCTAAGTCGGTATTAAGTGGTGGAACAAGTCCGCAATACAACACTCGCACACTGACGTTTTACAATGCAGACGGTATTACAGTAAAAGCTACAAAAATATACTCGCTGTCTTATGATGTAGATGGTGATTTAGTGAGCGAGGTGTAGAGATGTTTGAGATACAAAATCATGGTGGTGCATTCGGAAACAAATCAAAGAGTGATAAAGCTGTGAAAGCTTTTATGAATCTACAACACCCGTATAAAAATTTAGATTGGGTAACGTTAAATAACTATGATTGGACACAATCTATTGCTAAAAAATATGATAAAACAGGGAATTTATTGCGTACATCTATCGACACATCTACATTAGGTAGAGGATATATTCGTAATGTTGTAAATGATAAAATTTATTTTGCTCCATCAAACGTAGAAGTTTATGATTTTAACGGTACTTTAATACAACGGATACCTATCACAGGATATACAACTCAACAAACTTTTTCATTTGTTGACGAAGGGAGAGGTATATTAAAGGCTTTTATGTTCGAAAACCCTGATATTATACATTACCGCGAACAAGAGTTAAACGGAACAATTTTATTGGATATAAAAATTTCTAATTCATCGATACCTCTAGGTGGAGGAATATTCGAAACAATTACTGGTGGACTTTTTTATGGATTAGGAGGAAATAATCCAGTCTATACAGACGGTAAAACTCTAGAAATTTTAAATATAAATACAAAACGGTTTAAACTATCAGCATTGCTAGTAGGAGGGAAATAATATGAAATACTTAAAAATTATTAACATCAATCCAAAAGGCGTGATTGATTATAAAACGTTAGATATCAATCAATTCGTAGTAGGTACACAAGTCTATGATTTAGAAAAAGGTGTATGTTTAGTACAGACATCACAAGTTAATTTTGAACCACATAGTGATATCATGGAATTAACAGTAGATGAATATAATACACAAGTTGATATCATCAATGCTATGTCACCACAAGTTCAAGAAAAAAATGAAATTGACGAATTGAAAGTAGAAAATGAAGCATTGAAAGCATCACAACTTGAACAAGACACGTTAATCATGGAATTAATGTTAGGAGGTGCAGTGTAATGGCGAAATCACAGGCAGTTTACAATTTATTTTTACGAAATTGGCAGAACCGAGTAGCAACAGAAGTCGAATTAGACTTAGCAATCGCAAAAGGTTTTTTAGATGAAGCAGACAAATTAGCGATTATGGCGACACCTCAAATTCCTTTAACACAACAGGAACATAACACTCTGTAAACGCAGTCAATCGACTAGCGTTATTTTTATGTCAAAAATAGCGTAAAGCTATCATGTTAATATTTGCCACTTCTTTGTATGATTGTATACAGAGGGGTGGTGATATTGGTGTTGATGAAAGAGAATAGAGAGTGGATAGATGAAATGGGAAGAGAATTAATTATTAAATTCGAAGAATTAGAGAAGTTGCAAAATGAAATTCAAGTTTTAGATGAACGTGTTTTCTTAATAGAATCTGCTATAGAAAGAAGTCTAGAAGATTCAGATGTATTTTTGAGATTACAAAAAATGAGAGAATCTTGTGTAGAACAACTCGAAAAGAAAAAAGCTGAAGAAAATTCGTGTTCTATTGCACACAAAAACTTGAAAGCAGAATTTGGCGTTTTGAGAATCGGTATTTTCTAAACACTCCTTCGGGGGTGTTTTTTCTATTGTGGAAAGAAGGTGAAATATGCTACGAATAATCGACAGAGAGTTTAATCTTATCGACGAAATCTCGCTTTACGAATCATTACAAATTACACGCAAATGGCACTCAATTGGTATGCTTGAACTTAAAATCAATCGGTATCAACATGGCGCAAATGAATTGATAAAAGACCATATTGTTTTTCCCACAAATCAATTGCAGAAGGGTCACGTTATCCTGCATCGAGAAATCGAACTAGATGAAAATGGGAAAGAAACAGAGAATTGGCTTATCAAAGCATTATCACTCAAAACATGGCTGTCACAACGTATTATTATGCCACCAAGTCATACATCACACGATACTAAAAGTGGTAAAGCTGAAACGGTCATGAAGCATTATGTTAATGTATCAGCAGTCAATCCAGTCGATTCAAAGCGTATCATTCCCAACTTAATCATAGCACCCGATTTACAACGTGGCGATACGATTAGTCGTTCAGCACGTTTTGACACGCTATCAGACGAGTTACAGACGATTTCAGAACTATCTGGTCTTGGCTGGAACATTACAATTGATATCGTAAATAAAAAATTTGTATTTGACGTATCAGAAGGACAGGACTTAACAGCGTATCAACGTGTTAATAATCCTGTTATTTTTTCGCCTAAATTCAATTCGCTCAAATCATTGGAATTTACAGAATCATATCTCGACTATAAAAACATGGCTGTTGTGGCAGGGCAAGGCGAAGGTACAGCACGTAAGATTGTGATGATAAACGATACAAACGCAGGTTACGAACGACATGAGTTGTATGTAGATGCTCGTGATATAGCAGATACGAATACAGACAATGAAGGTAACGAAACAACACGTCCACCAGCTGAAATTGAAAAAGATTTAACGGATCGTGGGAATGAAAAGTTAGCAGAATTAGCAGCGGAAATTTTCATGAGTGGGCAAATCTTAACAAAGTCACCTTTTAAATATGAAGAAGATTGGGATATTGGCGATATCGTCACACTCCAGCACGAAGATTGGGGTATCACATTAGATGCGCGCATTACAGAAGTTAAAGAATCGAATGAAGCAGGCAACGCTTATGAAATCGAAGTCGTGTTTGACAAAGACAAGCCGACACTCATCGACAAAATCAAACGTGAGTTCAAAAACCTTAATCCACTTGTAAAAGCATAAATTTACGATTCCTTTTTATTTACATTTATTGTAAAGTTGTTAAAAGGGGATGATAATATGGATGAGAAAGAAATGCTTAATGCACTGATTGGTGGCAGTTTTGAAAAGGGTATTCGTATCAATGCTTTAGTTGAAATACTTACTGAAAAGGGCGTTCTAACAAAAGAAGAATACGAAAGTGCATATGAAAGAAATATGCAGAAAGTTTATGACGAAATAAATGAGCAGGCTTCAAAAATATAGTGATGTAAGCACTCTTAACGGGGTGCTTTTTTATTGCTAAGAATAGAGAGTTGGTGGGATTGTGGAAGAAAAAGACGTGATGATGAGTATTTTTGAACGACTCGGTGGTATCGATGCAAAATTGGATGGCGTACAAGAAATTAGAAAAATGGCAGAAGCAACAGAGTTAAAAGCAGAAGAAGCGCAGCGCATTGCAGATATCGCGAATGAGAGTACAAAGTCAGCGCATAAACGTTTGGATAAACTCGATAAAATCGTTTGGTGGGTGGCTACAAGCATTATCGGGGCAGTAATCGTCGGTTTAATGGCATTAGTAATTAAAGGAGGTCAATAACATGACAGCAGACAAATTAAAACAATATATCGGACTTTTTGGAGGGTTGCTTGGAGCAGTCCTTTTATTTTTGCAAACACTTGGAATTAGCTTTGTGTGGTTTACAGACGACAGCATTAATGCTTTTACAGAAGTATTAGTTAAGGCAGTGCCATTCGTCCTCGTAGCATATGGGGTGTACAAAAATTCGTACATCATAACTAAAAAAGCAAAAGAACAAGAAAATGAGCTAAAAGAGAAGGGATTGAAGTAATATGGTAACAATCGATAAAACATATATGCTTACAGCAGAAGAAGCGAAAAAAGTGACTTACGGTACAGGGAATACAAAAGAGTTTCTATGTATCCACACGACTGACAACTACAAAGAAGGGGCAAAAGCTTTAAATCACGCCTTACTACAAAAAAACGGTAATAGCCGACAAGCATCTTGGCATTACCAAGTCGACGATATTAAAGCATATCAATCGTTTCCTAATAACTACCGATGTTGGCACGCTGGTGTAGGAAATAATAAATCAATCGCTATCGAAATTTGCGTAGATAAAGGTAGTGATTGGAATAAAACAATGCGTAACGCTGTACAATTAGCAGCTAAGATTTTAAAAGATGAAAAGATTCCAATTAGCAAAATGGTTCAGCACAATTACTTCACAGGAAAGAACTGCCCACGCGATATTAGAGAGGGTAAAGGTGGCTGGACGTGGAAGAAATTCGTAGCAGAAGTAAAAAAAGAATTAAACAAATCATCTGTTACACAAGTTTCTAAGCCAAATAAGCCAAGTAAACCTACTCAACCGAAAGTTATTGGGACAATCAAAGTTTTAGTTGATGATCTAAACTATTACAATGGTCCACGTTGGTCTAAACCGACTGGAACAGTAGACAAAAATACTGTACTAACAATTGTAGATAAAATAAAAGTTGATGGAGCATATCAATACAAAACGATTGTTGGTAATTACATCACAGCATCGAGTAAGTATGTGAAGTTCACAGCTAAGTAAAAAATAACCCCTGTCCTTCCACAATTGTGGAGAGATAGGGGCTTTTTTTATGTTATAGAGAAGTTATTTTACCTTCAGCATTTCCATCTACAATACGCTTTAATTGTCTGTAGAACGCAGAGCTTTTATTTATAATTGAATAGTCTGTGAAAGCTAGAAGTTTATCTTTTCCGTCAGATGCTTGATAAGCAATAATCAAATGAAAGCGATTAGCTTTGCTGGTTTTTTGACCGATACCACTAGCAGCGCCGACTATTGCTCCAATACCACCTAATAATAAACCACCAGCTACAGCACGACCGATTGGCGACTTATCGCTACTTAAAGTTTCTATACTCATTGTGTGCGCTAGGTCGGTTATTTGTGAGTATTTTAGTGTACGAATAGATTTATCGTGAGCTATAATTCTCAAGTGATCTTGTTGTAACTCTAATGTATGTGTTACAAGTGTTTCTTTGTCAGCTAATTTAACGGAAGGAACTTGTGTTTTTGTATCTTTACGAAAAAACCCCAT